CGAAAGAAGTTATGCACTTTGTGGTTAGGCTTCCAGCAATGTTTATAAAAATTTTAAAAGAGGTAGAATAATGAAAAAAGATATACTCATATTTGAAAGGGATAAAACAGGCAACCTTGATGAAGTATTCAAGTTCGTGAGAACAAAATACTTCTCGAAGCTTCAATATGCCCGTATCAACTACGTTTTCCGCACTACCTTTAAAAAAGACGATGAAGGAAGGTTGGTTATAGGAGAAGCAAGAAGACTTACAAATAGGGAACGTGACCTATATGAATATGACTTTGAAATCTGTGTACACAAAAAGACTTGGGAAAAAGCAACTGATAAGATGGAGATAAGAATAGCATGGCATGAATTGAATCATCTTATAATAAAGTATAAATTTGGAATTGACGAACCAATGATAGACAAAGCAGGAAGGCTCATTATATCACTACGTAGACACGATCTTGTTATCAAAACTTTTGAAGAAGAATTGGTTCTCTTCGGCCCAATGAAAGGAGAAAAAGAATCTATAAAAAAGATTGTCAAATACATTAAAAGTGGTAGCATTAAAAGGAGAAAATAGGGTAATAAAATGTGCGGTATAATAGGATTCTATTCAAAAAATAAAACTGATAAGGAAATTGATTTTCTAATTAAAGTGATGAAGGAATCGACTATTAGAGGGTTACATAGTTTTGGAATCGCATATATGACAAAAGAAGGTATAGAAGTACAAAAAAGTTTTAAACCAAATTTTAAAGAAATAGTTGATAACTTTGTAGACCATGGTGGTGAATGTCTTATATTTCATTGTAGATATTCTACAAGTGGTGATTTTAAAGATATGAACAACAATATGCCAATAGTAGTGGGTAATACTGCAATAGCACTAAATGGCATTATATCAATGAAAAGGAAGAAAGGCTTTGAGAAAGAATTTAAAGTAAAATGTTTAACAGAAAATGATGCTGAGATAATTCTTGCAAAAGGAAACACACCCACTGACTATGTCAACTTCCTTAAAAAAAATCCAAAAGCTTCTTTCGCTGGCCTTTTTTTACACCACGAAACTATCTATGCAATTAGGAACAACAAGAGACCAATGTACTATTTTGTTACCAAAAGGAAGTCAGAGTTTTTTGTATCTACAATAGATATAGCAGTTAGAGCTGGATTCAAAAACTACAACAAAATAAAGCCAATTAGGTCAATGACAGCAGTAATGATATGAATATTCTTAACTACATATCCAAGCCAAGAGAAAAGAAAAGCAATTTTGAACACTTCATAGAATATTACCGATTGATGATGAATAGTGGTGATTGTGATCCTGCCTTCCCAATGCTAAACTATGTTTGTGATAGATTTGAATTAAATATGGAACAAAGATATTGGCTTGCTTTCCTATATGGCACAAACTACTGTGCCCCAACTGTATACTATATTTATAATGAGTTCCCTGACTATGAGAATGTAAACATACCAAGGGTAGAAAGATGGTGGAAGGCTAATAAGCAGAAAACATTGTTTCAAACTGATAGGGCAAAGGTAAAAAATTTTAACCTATTAACAAAGATAATAAAATCTTATACCAACCTAGTAGGTTCTTCCCAAGAAGATACTATAAGATCATGTAAATCATATGAAGAACTTTATAAATTCGCATCAAAAATATTTTACTTCGGACGATTCTCAATTTTCAATTATACACAATCACTTTGGGAAATAACTAATACCAGATATTTGCCTACATTCTTTAACTTAAAAGAAGCTGAAAGTTGTAGAAATGGCCTCTGTTATGTCTTTGATAGACATGAGTATATCAAAAAGAAAAACCAAACTTCATCTAAAATAAATTATAATATATTAGACAAAGACCTACAAACACTAATTAAAGAAACAAGAACATTGTTGCCAGAAGTTCCAGCAAATATATGGAGTATTGAAACTGCACTTTGTGCATTTAAGAAGTTATTTTGGGCAACAAGGTACCTCGGATATTATATTGATAGGCAACAAGCTGAGATACTGCTACTTCAAAACAATGTAAGGGAAGGGGTAAACTGGAAACCATTATGGGATTTTAGAAAAGAGTTTTTCGATCATGGCCTACTAGGCGAAATAAGCGGTTGGAAAGGTATCAGAAATAAGAGATATCAGATATTTAAAAACAATAGAATTTTTGGTAATATAAAAGACTACAACAGATATGAAAGAATAGTAAAGTTTCCACATACTGGTAAATGCTATGAAGTATGACAAAGAACAATTTACGTATGGTGTTGAATTAGAATACGCCGATGTGTATAGATTCAATAAACTCCCTGATGGTAGTTATTGGAATCTTTATGATGTCACTATTGTCAACTCAACCGGCATAGCCAACGATCCAAAAGGAAAAATATGGCAATACGGAGGAGAAATAAATACAAAACCAACCAATACTGTTGAAGAACAAATAGATGTTATAAAAGAAATTAAATCAGTTCTTGATCCAAAACCGTGGATAAACTATCGTTGTAACTTGCATATACATATAGGTGTAAAAGGATTACATGAAGACATACATTACTTAAAAAAACTAATACAATATTTGGCGAAGTATCAAAAAGAAGCATTTAGAATAGTTGAACCAATTCCAAAACCTGTTATTAGTGACTTTAAAAGTAAAGAAGAATACAAAGGTGCAACAACAAGATACAGAAGAAGACTTACTTCGCATCAACATTGCCTCAATGACAAAACAGTAAAGAAGATTATGTCTTCTAAAACTCCAAAACAATTTTGGGATAATCATGCTCCAATTGGAAAAGACGGAAAGAGACTTTGGTATATAACACCACGAGCAGGGATCAATCTAAGACAATTATTTGAAACAAATACTTTAGAATTTAGACACTTTCCGGGAACTCTCAATGATGATGAAATGTATAGTAGTATAATATGGTGTAGAGAATTCCTACATGCTGCCCTAAACACAAATAAGATTTTGCCTAAAATGGTTTATAATAAGTATAAGAAAACTTTTGTGTTCCCAAAGTTTAGAAGGTATGATCATAAAATAGACTTATTATGGAGACAGACCAATCTTAATAAGAATACAAGAAAAGAGGCAAAAGCAGCTGTTGACAAAATAGTAAAAGAAGGCAATCTTCTCGATATAGGTGCATCACAATATAGAAGTTCAAGACTTGAAAGTGGATACAAGAAAGGAATTACAAAATGGATTTAAAAAAAGTACTATTTATATGCCATGGAAACATTAATAGGTCACCTGCAGCTGAACTAGTTTGGAAAAAACTTGGTATAAGCAACAATGTCAAATCAGCAGGATTTAGCGACAGTACGAATAAATCAATATCAAAAAAAATGAGGTCAGTACTCAACAAAGAAGGATTCAAAAAAGAACTGATCAATAAACACAAGTCACAAACAATTAATCAAGAGTTAATGGACTGGGCAACAACAGTTTTTTGTATGACACCGGGACACGTAAAAAAACTTGTTCAAATATTTCCAAAATGTAGAGACAAAATACATCTGCTACCTAAAAGTATTAATAAGGAAAGAATCTCTGACCCTGGATTTAGTAGCAATATAGCTGACTTTGAAAAAGCATTTCAAGACATACAAAAGTCGATATCAAAAATAAGAAAAGGATTGAAAGTAATAGCAATAGGTGGTGAACCGGCCACAGGAAAAACAGCATTAGTTAGCAAGATCATCTCAGAACATAAGTTTAAAAAGTGCAAATACAAAAAGATACTTAACTATCTTAAATCAAACAATATTATTATTCTTGGAAAATATGAAGGTGGCAAATTCGATGGTACAGACCGCTTATCAATGGCGGTACAGCCAGTAGCCCAGAATTTTCTAACAGAAAATGCAAATGAAAACTACATAGTAATCTTTGAAGGAGACAGGCTATTCAATAAAAAGTTTCTTGAATTTTCATCAAATCAATTTGAAACACACATTATAATACTATCCACATCAGAAAAAATTAAAAATTATAGACATAAAGAAAGGAAAGATACACAACAAGAGAAGTTTTTAAAGGGTAGAAAAACAAAGATGAAAAATATTTATAAGTCATTTCGTATTCTAACGATGAAAAGTGAAAGTGAAAAAGACCTTACAGAAAACCATAAGATAATTCAAAAAATAATAATTGGAGAAAATATGGAAAAATATCAAAAAGAAAGTGAGAGATATTTAAAAGAAAAGAAAAGCCAATCAGGTGTTCTAAAATTTATGAGAGAGAATTAAAAATGAAAAATAGCTTCTGCCATTTACATATTCATTCCGAATACAGTCAACTTGACGGCCTGGGAACTATCGATGGATATACCAATAAAGCTTCAGAAATAGGTTTTAAGTATCTTGGGTTAACAGATCATGGCAATATGGATGGACTTATAAGATTTCAAAAGTCATGTAAACAAAATGGAATAAAACCAATCCTTGGTAGTGAACTATACATAGTACCTGAAATTAAACAAGGGAAAGATAAATCAAAAAAGAGAGGGCATATATGTGTATTTGTGAAGAACCAAACAGGCTTCGAAAACCTTTGTAGGTTGCTTACATTTGCGAATTTGGGTGGATTTTACTACAAGCCAAGGGTAACCTACGACAAAATACTTGAACACTGTAAAGGGCTTGTAATCTCTACAGCCTGCATCCAATCATTTGTAAGAGTATTTGAAGATGGTGAAATTCTATTTGGTAAGTTACAAGATATTATTGGTGAAGATCTATACTGCGAAATAATGCCGCATAATGACAAATTGCAAATAAAAACAAATGAACTGAAAGTAAAAATAGCCAAACGATATGGTTGCAAAATAATAGCAACAAACGATTGTCATTACATTAATCGTGCTGATCACAAGGCTCATGAAGTATTGCTTGCAATACAAAGAAAGGCAAAATGGAATGACCCGAAAAGATGGAAATTTAACATAAAAGATTTATATCTAAAATCACCAAACGAAATGAAAGCATCATTGAAGAAAATTGGTTTCTATAAAAAGGAGTATCTATCAAACACATTGGAGATAGCAGAAAAATGTAGTGAATTTACAATAAAAAAACAAGAAGTAAAACTTCCAAGAGTTAAAGGAATACCAATAAATTCAAAAAGGGAAAAAGCATTTCTATTTAAATTATGTGAAAAGGGATTTAAAGAAAAATTTGGATTCGATATACACAAAAATAAAATATATCGTAAACGGCTTGAGGAAGAGTATGATCTTATAACAAAAAAGAAGTTTCATAGATATTTCCTAATCGTATGGGAACTTGTCAAATGGTGTAAAGAAAACAATATACTGGTTGGGCCTGGCAGGGGAAGCGTAGGAGGGTCACTTATGGCATTTACCTTGGGAATTACCTCAGTAGATCCAATCAAACACAACCTCATATTTAGCAGGTTTATAACAGAAGACAGAATAGACTATCCTGATATCGATATAGACTTTGAACATACAAAAAGACACCTTGTTAAAAGCCATTTAGAATCAATGTATGGTAATGATAAAGTTGCAGGTGTTAGTAGCTTCAATCGAATGAAAGCAAGGGCAGTTATAAAAGATGTTGCAAGAGTATTTGATATACATCATAGTGAAACAAATGAATTTACAAAACTTATAGAAGACAATGATGAAGGAACAGGTATTCAACAAGCAATTGACAATTGGGATGAAGCAAAAGACTTCGCAATAAAGTATCCAAAAGTAGTTAAATATGCAAAAGCTCTTGAAGGGATAGTAAGAGGCTACAGCCAACATGCAGCAGCTCTAGTAATTTCAAGGGAGGAAATAGGCGATTGTGGTAGATGCAACCTATTAAAAAGAGATGACAATATTCTTGTTAACTGGGAGAAATCTGATACAGAATATGTCGGATTCATGAAACTTGACACACTTGGATTAAAATTACTATCAATACTATCAGAAACAAAAAGGTTAATAAAAGAAAGTCACAATATAGAATTCAACTTTGAAAAAATAAATCTGGATGATAAAGAAGTATTAAAAGAAATAAATGATGGCAATACAGTAGGTATATTCCAGCTCGGAACTTATGCTACTACAAATCTTATAAAAGAAATGGGAATAGAAAAGTTTGAACACATAAGTGATGCAATAGCACTTGTTCGACCTGGGCCTACAAACTCAGGCATGACAAAAGATTATATAAAAAGGAAACATGGTTATAACTGGGAGAGAAAACATAAAATATATGAAGACATCACAAAAGATACTTATGGCCTTCTCATTTATCAAGAACAAATTATGAGTGTCATTTCTAAAGTAGCTGGTTTATCATATACTACTGCAGATAATATAAGAAAAATTATTGGTAAAAAAAGAGATAGGAAAGAGTTCAAACAATATGAAAAAGAATTTTTGAACGGTGCAAAAAAGACTAAAGTATTTAGTCCACAAGAATCAAAAGAATTTTGGAAAGGTTTGCAAGAATGGAGTCTCTATGGGTTTAACAAAAGTCACAGTGTAGAATATGCGATGCTTGGATATTGGAGTGCTTATCTCAAAAAGTATTACCCAACAGAATTTATATGTGCTTCATTAACTTATGGAGCAAAAGAAAAAAAGAAAGAATTAGTAGAAGAAGCATATAGGCTTGGTCTAAATATAATACTACCAAAAGTCAATAAAAGTGACCCATTCAGATGGATTGCAAATGGAAAAAATTTACATGTTCCTTTCATTGAAGTAAAAGGAATAGGTAATGTTAAAGCACAAGAGGCAGCATCACTAAATAAACTAGATAATTCAAACATCAGAACTTTTATGGAAGAGAAGGGGGAAAAGAAGATAGTAGCAAAACGTCAAGGTGCAATGGGTAAACTAATGGAAAAGATAGGTGCTTATGATCAAAGTCATCAAACACAAGTAGAGGAAATTGTAAGGGATTACTTTGATTTTAGGGTGGTGGCTGACCCGAAAAAAAACTATTCTAATATTTATAAAATATTTGATGACAATCTTAGGCTTGATCAACTTGATATGGCCCTCAATGGTGAATATAAAATACTAAAAAAACTTTCCAAACGGAAAACACTTATCAAACAGAAAACTTTTAAAGGACATAAAAAACTTTCACAATGTTCAGCTTGCAAATTAAGAAAAGAATGTACTTTTCCAGTCCCACCAAGTCCTGGGAAACTTAATATTATGATTGTGGCGGAGGCACCTGGACCTAAAGAAGATGAAACAGGAAAAGGTTTAATTGGACCTTCTGGAGAACTTTTATGGAAGAGTATTGGTAAAAAGAAGTATCCAAGAGAGTTATTTCATGTAACTAACTGTAATAAGTGTTATCCAAAAAATTCAGGCAAACCCAGCTATGAGGAAATAAAAATATGTGGGAAATTCCTTTCCGTTGAAATAAAAAGGGTAAAACCAGTTTTAATACTTGCACTAGGTAATACACCATTATACTATTTCACAGGAAATAAATCTGGAATTACAAATATTAGTGGTAAAATTGAATGGAATGAATTATATTCAGCATGGATTGTTTGGTGTGTTCATCCTGCATTTGTACTACATAATCCAGACAATAAACACTATCTTACAACTGGAATCAAACAATTCAAAAGAGCTATACGTTCTCTGGATGTAAAGATTTCAACTAAAATATGATATAATATACTTATGAGAAAGATTAAGAGGAGAAAAAGAATTGTCGCACCAAAAATAAATAAAATATACAATTGTAATTGCTTAGATTTGATGTTAAAAATGCCTGACGGATTCGTTGACTTAGTAGTTACCAGTCCACCATACGATAATTTGAGAACATATAAAGGTTATTCATTCAACTTTAAATCAATTGCAAAAGAACTATTCAGAGTAACAAAACAAGGTGGTGTTGTTGTTTGGATTGTTGCAGATGCAACAATTAAAGGAAGTGAAACAGGCACATCATTCAGACAAGCATTATATTTTAAAAAGATAGGTTTTAATTTGCATGATACTATGATATGGACAAAAGATGGTGGTGGTGGTTTTGGAAGTAGCAAATGCTATGCTCAAAATTTCGAATACATGTTTATATTTTCCAAAGGTAAAATAAAAACAACTAATCTAATACGTGATAAACTAAACTTATCTTTTGGAACAGGTGAAAGATGGGTAACTAATAGGAGATTAGTTACAGGAGAAACTAAAAGAAAAAAAATAAAACCTCCTGCTAAATTTAGAAAAAGAAATAACTATTGGTATATACCTCGATATATACCAATACAAAGTGGGAATGGGCATCCAGCAGTATTCCCTGAAAAGCTTGCAAAAGATCATATAATATCTTGGAGCAACATAGGAGATTTGGTCTACGATCCATTAATGGGAAGTGGTACTACTGCAAAAATGGCTTTGCACACTAAACGAAATTACATTGGTAGTGAAATATCTGAAGAATACTGCATAGAAGCAAAGAAACGTATTAATGAAGGCCTAATCAGTATTCTTTCATTTGTTAAAACAAACTATAACGGTATATATAAATATATCAAAGAAAATAAAAATGAAAAAAGATAAAAGTTATAAAGATGGCCTTAAGATTGACAGATATCAACTCGATAGAGAACTTGAGGAACAACCACAACTCTATATGGATTGGGCCTTAAAGTCAGCCGAAGCAGCAGATGATAAAGATTGGGAAAAGCAACGGCTTGACATAGTTAGAGCAAAGGCAGAACAAGAAATAAGAAAAAGCCCAAAGAAGTATGGAATAGAAAATACTACTGAAGGTGCAGTTAAGGCAGCTATTACATGCCACCCAAAAGTCAGAATACAAACAAAAAAATATTTAATTGCTGTAAAAAACGATAGGATACTAACAAAAGCAGAATCAGCATACAAAACTAGGCAGAAGATGTTAGAGAAACTTGCTGATCGTGATCTACGACTTCAATTTACAGAAGTGAAAGTTCCAACAGCATATAAAGAAAAAAGAGTTGATGATTCAAAAAAGTTGTTAAGAAAGGACATGAAAAGGAAAAGGAGTGGCAAATAAAATGATTGAAATAATAACATATGGTGTGCTTGCATTTTTTGGGGCATACATACTTTCAAGAATCATTTCTTTTGCCATAGCAAAGTCTTGGTTCCAAGTAAAACATTCACATCAAAATAAGGAGGAAGAAAATGGCGAAGAAAAAAAAGAAAGACAAATCACTAAAAAGTAGTAGAAACAAGAGACGTTTCCAGAGTTCTAAACTTGAAGAGAGAATTAAAAAGAGCCAAGAACAAAGCCAGGGAAGAAGTAAGAATATTATTAAAAACGAACTTGATATTCCAACATGGAGGCCAAAAGATGGTTCTCATATAATTGATGTTATTCCTTATAGTGCCGGCAAGTTAGATCCAAATGTAAAAAAAGGAGACCCAACACATACTTACGAATACTGGGCACATGTTCGTGTTGGCCCAGCTAGTAACATGTTTATCTGCCCAACTGAAATGTTTAACAAACCGTGCCCTATTTGTGAACACAGACAAAAACTCCGAGAGGCCAATGATGATCGGGCTACTGAACTTTTTCCCAAAAGGAGAAATCTTTACAACATTATTTCATACGATCGTGGAGAAGAAAACAAAGGGATACAAGTATGGGACGTAAGTTATCACTATTTCGAAAAACTTGTTATGGCTATTGCAAGAAAAAAATCAAGAAAAGGCGATCGAGACAAAATAACCAATTTTGTTGATGAACGAGATGGTAAATCAATCAACTTTACTATCGAACCAGCCAAAACAAAAAATGATTATCCAAGCTTCGTTGGCCATGCCTTTGACGATCGTGATTACATTATTGATAAAAAAACACTTGATCAAGCTTTCACTCTCGATGAAATAGTATATGTCCCAACATACGAAGAAATCGAAACTGCGTACTGGGGAGAAGGTGGGCAAGCCAGAAAAAAGAAAAAGAGAGAAGTTGAAGAAGAAGGAGAAGAAAGTAAACTTGATGTATTATTGGAAGAATTGGATGAACTTGAAGATATGGAGGAGTTGGAAGAGTTTATGCGTGACCATGCAATTGAAATAAAGATAAAAAAGAAGGACGATGAGGAAAGCGTAAAAGAGAAGATAGTAAAAGCACTCAAAGAAGCATTTGAAGACGAGGAAGAAGACGACGAAGACGAGGAAGATGACGATGACGATGACGAAGACGAAGAAGATGACGAAGAAGATGACGATGACGATGACGAAGACGAATCGAAGTACACCGTAAAACAAATCAGAAAAATGAAAAAGTCCAAACTGAAAAAACTCATCAAAGAAGAAGAACTCGATGTAGACATTGATGATGCCGAGGATGAGGAAGAACTTCAAGACATGGTCATTGAAGAACTTGAATTGGAAGAAGATTAATAATTATGGGTCAGTGGCGGAATTGGTAGACGCAGAGAGTGTGGCA